GCTTCCTATAACGTCGTATTCGATTTCCACCGCTTCGCCACCCGCGAACTCGCCGCAATCGCCGACCTGAAACCCGACCGCGCTCGCATGATCCTCGCCGACCTCGGCTCCGAAACGCTCACGTTCCTGCAAGAGGCCCAGAGAATCGCACGCGCGTGACGACAAATCGCGCCAAATCGCAAGCAACGGCTCGCCTCGCGTGTCGTAGCGCCAACCGCCACCCCCTCCCCCGTGCAAAGAAATCTCTTTCGCTTCGGATCTCGTCTCGAAGTGCGCCGAGCCTCGGGGAAGGTTTATGGGTAAAGTTCCCCAAATGCGTTTCGGTGACTGAGGGGTTGGGGGATTTTGAGCTAAGTAAGCGAGCGAAAAGTTTTGATTAACAACGTGGCAGACGAACAAAAAACAATTTCAGCAGATAGGCTGTGCGAACTGTCTGGACTCACGCACCGCAGGCATTTGCAGCTTGCGAGCGATGGGTTTTTCCCTGCGCCCGTCGAGATGACGTGGCAGCTTGAGCCGACGATTCAGGGGCTTTTCCGATACTACCGTGAGCACAACACGCGCACGAAGGAGAAGCTCGTAAACACCAAGGATGAGAAGACGCAGAAGGAGATTCGGCTGCTCGACATGAAGATTGCCGAGCAAGAGCGGCAATCGGTGAAGCGGAGCGAGGTGTCAAAGCTGCTGCTGCAAGTCAGCTCGAAGCAGAAAGCCGTTCTGTTCGCGGCGTTGGAGCGCGAGTATCCCGGCAAGGTGGTGGGGCGCACGGCGAGCGAAATCAGCGCACACGGGCGCGCGTTGGCGGATAGGCTTTGCGACGTGTTCGCGCGGGAGGTCGAGCAATGGCAGAGCCAAGACTGACGGCTTGCAAGTGAATCGGCGCACTAATATGATTGGGCATGAAACCTAACCTCAATCCGCCGACATCAATTGAACTTTGGGAAAATAGAATAGCCCCCAAGGTGCATCAAAAAGAGGGGTGCTGGGAATGGCGTGGTGCGACCGCGACAGGGGGATACGGAAAGGTGTGTTTTCGCGTGATGAACAAAGCGGCGCGCAGACTGGTGCATCGCATTGCTTTAGAGGTTAAAATCGGAAGGTCATTAGTCGGCGATGAGTGCGCGCTTCATGCCTGCGATAATCGAATTTGCTGCAATCCAAACCATTTATTTTTGGGCACAAGATTGGAAAACGTCCAAGACCGAGCGAAGAAAGGAAGAAACGGAGACATAAGCGGGATGAAAAATGCAATGTGCGTCACCAGCACCGGCCAATCAATGATGATTCGCGAGGAATGGCAGCGCGGGAAAATTTCCCAAAGAGCACTTGCGATGAAATATCGTCTGAGCAAGGGGACTATTTGGAACATCATAAATGGAAACCACTGGACGAAATCCGATCAGACTAAATGAATTCAAAGGGTGGGCATCTGGTTGGTCGAAACCCGACAGACGAAAAATATATGAGTGGGCTTCCGATCAATTGACGCTTCCCGCGAGCTATCGCATTCCCGGCAAGTTCGACGTGACGGTGCGCCGTCCGCTCATGGCCGTGTTCGATGCGATTCAGGACACGATGGTGCGGCGCGTGCATTTTCGGAAGCCGCCGCGCTTTGGCGGATCAATGATTAACGACATCGCGATTCCGTGGATAATATGCAACGACCCCGGCCCGCTCATGTGGAACTGGCAGAAGGACGAGGCGGCGAGCGAGCACATGAAGGAAAAGGCGTGGCCGTTGTGGAAATCGTCGCCGCAGTTTCGGGCGATGCTCCCGCAGGGACGGCACGACATCACGACGACCGAGATTTACTTTGGTCCGTTCTTCCTGAAGGTGCAGGGAGCGAACCCAAACAACTTCCAAGGCAAGGGCATCCGCTGGCAGTTCAACGAGGAAATCTGGCTCCCCGTGTGGCAGACGCTCTACAATCAGGCGGTGAGCCGCACGCGCGACTTCGCCGAGATTCAGTCAGAGAAGATTGTCAACGTGTCGCAGGCGGGTAACGCAAACGACGTTGAAGACCGCAGCTACCGCGCGGGACATCAAGCCGTGTGGTGCTATCGCGCGCCGAGCAACGGCAAGCACTACCCGCTTCTCATGGGCGGAAAGCGCGCGGACGGCTCGCGCTGGGGGCTGACGTGGGCGGACGATGCGAAGCGCGCGGACGGAAGCTATTCGCTGGCGCGAGCGATTGAAACGGCGCGCTATGAGGCGAAGGAAACTGGCGATGTGTGGCTCGACTCGCCGGCAACGCTTGCGGAATGGAATCGCGACGGTGCCTACGTGGCGCAAAACGAGAAGGCGACGCGCGAGGTGCGCAGCTTCGCGACGAATGCGCTGCTAAATAACACGTTTGCCGACCTCATCACGCGCAAAATTGCGGCGATGGAACAGGCTGCTTACGGCGACATGAGCGGCATGAAGGACGTGAAGATGCAGGACGAGTGCTTGCCGTGGGAGGAAACTTACCTGACGGTGACGATCAATGGCAGCGCGAGCGGCTACAAGATTGCCGACTACGCCAACGCCGAGAAGATCGACGGCGAGAAATATCGGACGCTGATGGCGGACAGGCAGCAAGGCATTGGCGGAGACTCGCCGCATCGTTGGTGCGAGGTGCGAGCGTGGCGCGGAGATGGAAGCTCGCGGCAGCTTTACTACGGGCGAGAAAGCACGAAGGAAGCAATGCGCGACTTACAGCAACGCTATGCTGTGCCAGATCGGTGCGTGTGGCAGGATGCGGCTTTCGAGAAACACGAGGTTTTCAAGGAGTGCGCGGAATACGGGTGGATTGCCGTCTTTGGTAGCGATCAAACGTCGTGGCTTCATTTGCTGCCACCGCTGCCCGGCTCGCAAGAAGCGCGCAAGATTCGCCTTCCGTATTCGCCTTGGCAGCGCACGACGGCGGCGGGAAAGACCGTGAACTATCTGCATCTTTCAGAGGACTACATGGCCGACATTCTAGCCAATCTCGCGGCGGGGCGCGGCGTGAAATACGAGCATCCCGACGACGCGATTCCGGCCTACCTTGAGCAGATGCGTGGTGAGCACAAAATTCAAAAGGGCGGGCGTTGGACGTGGGAGAAAATACACAGCACGCGCGCAAATCACGCATGGGACTGCGCAAAGTATGGTATCGGCTTTGCGTTGCTTATGAAGTTGCTGGCGTTGCCGACAAAAGCGCAGGAGGAAAAGCCGAACGACGCGGCGTGAGCGGTCAACCCGTTGACGCTTGCGGGGTGACATGGCTTTAACAGGCAGATTCTACGGGCTGACGGCGGCGCAGTTGACTACGCTTCAAGGTCAATTTCTCGAATGTCTCAGCGCAATCGCTGTTGCCGGACAATCCTACACCATTGCGGGACGGCAGTTTAACCGCGCCAACCTCGCGGAAGTTTCGCAGACGCTGGGCGACATAAACGACGCGCTTGCCCGCGTTCAGGGGACTCGCACCACGCAGACGTTCGCGCGCTTTGGATCGTAAACACACACGCAAATGACAACCGATTCGCAATTTTCAGTGTCAAAACTTGATGCGGTGATTGGCGGGCTGTTTCCGAAGTGGGGCGCGGCTCGACTGCGGGCGCGGCGAGAGTTTTCATATGAGGCGGCGCGCTATACGCGGCTGCGTTCGTCGGCAAAAACGATCCAAGGGCCGGAAGATTACACGGCGTTCCCCGACCGCATCACGCTCATTACGCAGATGCGCGACCTTGAGCAAAACTTTGGGCTGTTTCAGTCGATTATCGACAAGGTTTCGCTCTACGCTTTCGGCACGCTCAACTATCAGGCACACACGGGTAATGAAAAAACCGATGCGCTTTATGAAGAATACCTCCGCGAATGCTTTGCGCGCTGCGATATTTCTGGCCGTCACAACTTTCGTCAGATGGTCACGATTGCGGACAAGAGCGAAACGCGTGACGGTGACTACGCGCTCAAATGGCACCGCGACGGGCAAGAATTGAAGCTCGTCGGCATCGAGGGCGACCGAATCGGCGGCAACACGGCAGTCGGCACGGCACCGGACTATTTTCAAGGCATCACCGTTGACCTATCGACAGGCAAGCCGCTGTCCTATCGCGTTTTTGACCGCACGAAGGGAAACGCGTATATCAATCCGCAGGAAATTCCGGCGGACGAGATGCTGTTCCTTTTCGATCCGCGCCGCATCGATCAATATCGCGGCGTGACGCCGTTTGCGCCTGTTATAAACGAGGCGCGCGACCTCAAAGAACTTATGGCGGCGTGTCTCATTGGCACGAAATTCGAGAACATGCACGGCGCTGTCGGCTATACCGAGAGCGGCGCACCGCTCAACGATCCGAGCGACCTCATCACGGCTTCCGACACGATAAACAACGGCGCGGCGATGAAAGAGCAGGAGATGAAACCCGGTATGATTCAGTGGGCACCGACCGGCAGCAAATTGGAGTTCCTAAAGAGCGACCGACCGAGCGGCACGTTCCAAACTTACCTCGAATTGCTCATCCGGCTCATCGCGACGGCGCGCAATTTGCCCTACGGCTTTGTTTATCAGATGATTGGCGCAGGTCCGGCAGTGCGCGCCGAGCTGCAACAGGCGCACCGCGTGATTCAGGGGCGGCAAACGAATATGCGCGAGCGCATCCTTGAGCCGGTCAAGAACACTTACCTCATGGAAGGCATCGCAAACGGCGAAATTCCCTACGTTCCGAACTGGCAGCGCGGCGGCTGGCAGTTCCCGCCGTGGGTGACCATCGACGCGGGCCGCGACAGTAACGCAATGGTGAAGGAATTGGCCTCTGGCGTGCGTTCCAAGGCGTCGATCTTCGCGGAAAATGGCGAGGACGCGGCTGACGAGGAAATCGTCATTGCCGCCGAGACGAAGCGCACGATTGCGACGGCAAAGGCGATTTCTGAAGAGTTTGGCGTCGATTTCAACGTAGTGCTCACGATGCTCGGAAGCAACACGCCGAACGGCTACCTTTTTACGAGCGGAAGCGCGGCGGGCGTGAACGCAAGCGGCGAAATCACGAACGCGGACGGCACAACAGAAGACGGCGGCGACACCAAAGCCGAAATGAGCGCGCGGCAACGTGCGTTTGCCGCGATCAAAGCGCGAGGGCTGCACAGCTACGCGGAGCCGGTGAAAAAAGACGCCGAGCAAAACGCGGCGCAGCCCTACGACCGCACGCGGGCGCTTGCCATCGGCGCGGCACTCATGGGCGAGCGTGAACGTGAGCGAAAACTAGCCGATATTATGAAGCTGCGTCGCATCGGAGAAAATTAACCAATGAATATCGAGCAATCCATCGCGCGCCTTGAAGAGTTCGCCATCGCATTCGATGCAGGGCTGAAAAACTTCGAGGGGCTTTTCCCTGCGCTAAAAAACGATCTGCACGGCACTCTTGCTGCGCGCGTCGCCGAGCTTTGCGCGGCGGGCCGTGTCGTTAGTCACGAGGAAATCGTGAAGCAATGCGCGGCGATTCGCGTGGAGCTTGGCGTGATTGCCGAGCGACACCTTGCGGCGGTTATGGCTGAGCGCCAAAAGCTCATCGGCCTCGACGAGCTCCATCACACGCTCAGCGCGTTTGCGGCAAAAGCTGCGCGCGACGCCGTGAAGCAATACGCCGAAGAATCAAGCGCGACGCTGCCTGACATGGTGAAGCGCGAGCTGGCGGCGATGCCTGTCGCGACGCAACCCGCGACGCCGAGCTGGGCAGACGTGTTTCGCGGCAACTACGACGCCGAAACGACGTATGCGCGCGGCGACATTTTCACGTTTCGCGGTGCGTGCTTGCTCACGCTGCAAACCTCGCGCGGCATCACGCCAAGCGCCGAGAATCAGAAGGGGCCGGATGCGCGCTTTGCGATGCTTGCCGCCCCCGGCTCCCCCGGCATCAATGGCATCAACGGAATCAACGGAAGCGGCGCGGTAGTCGCAGCGCCCGCAACGCCCACGTCGGTAGGCGTGCAAGGCACTTTCGCCTATTCGGGCGGTTACGTGTATTTTTGCTACAATACGAACCTCTGGCGGCGTTGGGCTGCGGTGACGTGGTAAGGATTTCAACCCATGAAAAAACTAGCTCTCATTCTCGCGCTCATCGTTGGCGCTTCGTCGATTTTTGCGGCAGATGCGGCAAATGATGTTCTGCTCAATCAGCGCAATGGCACGAACGACGACAACGTGCAG